CAACACCTGTATAAGTAGCCAGTATTATTCCACAGCGTTCGAAGATCGCCTACCCCTGATTTTCGATTTCTCGTGCCGCTAGTCGCACAAGCCCCTCTAGCGCGGCCTTCACCGTTTGTCGGCGGACCTCATCACGGTTGCCGGGGAAGTGCTGAACCTCACTGTAAACCTCATCGCCAACACCCCAGGCCAGCCATACCGTGCCCACTGGCTTGTTCGGCGTGCCCCCGTCGGGGCCGGCAACACCGCTGACCGCCACGGCAAAATGCGCCAGGCTGTGCTGCTGCGCACCGCGCACCATGGCCTCGACCACTTCGCGACTCACCGCCCCTACCGTCTCGAACAAATCGCCCGGCACATCCAGCTGCCGGGTTTTCTGCCGGTTGGAATACGTCACGTACCCCGCTTCAAACCAGGCCGAACTGCCCGGAATCCGCGTAATCGCTTCGGCGATACCGCCACCGGTACAGGACTCGGCGGTGGTGACATGGGCATTGAGTACTTGCAGACGTCGGCCCAGTTCTGCGGCCAGTTGGGTGTTCTCTTTCACGGCCAGCTCCGGATCGTGTGGAATGTCTTCACCGTACACGAGCCGGACGCGCTTTCAATACACAGAATCATTCAAGATGTTCGGGCGCCAGTGCTCTGACATAGGCCTGACAGGCCTGCAAGGCAATCAATCCACGGTCGCCGGTGTCGGTGATGGCGATAATTCGTTGAGCATGCGCCGGGTCAAGTCGGGCGCGTACGGCTGCAGAATCCACGCCGCCGGTGCCGGCGGTGGCTGGCACCGCACCGCCGTGGGCAACGTCGCCGGCGTCGAGAAGGACTGACAGCCGCACATCGGCAGTAGCAAGGCGATCGCGCAGGCGATCCTGATCACGTTGGGCATCGCTCAGCGCTCGATAATGGGTTTGTTCACTGGCCGCGAGCCGCTGCTCCAACGCCAGGCGTTTATCCTGCTCGGCCTGTTGCGCGTTCGCGGAGGCTTGTATCAGTTGATTTTGCGTCTCGGCGTTTAACCGCGCCTGCTCGGCCAATTGCCGCCCGTAGCGCCAGTCCTGAAACTGCCAAGCCGCTGCGAAAGCCCCGGCCACCAGCAACAACAGGCCGATCACCCGCCAGGAGCCGGACATAGCACCGCCCTCGCCCGCGCCCAGATCTCGAGACGATCCTGCAAGCCGTTCAACCCGCCGTTGATGCGCCGGGTAATGGTGTTGAACTGGTCTGCGTCGGCCAGCTCATTCAGGCCCTTCTGCGCCCAGAACCACGCCGCCGACTCGGCCGCCCATTGCGGTTGCTCGAGCAGTTCGGGCAATGCCAACAGGCGCTCATCGCCGAACAAGCCGAGGCTGCACTGACGATAATTTGCCCGCCCGGTGATCTGAATCAGTCCACGCCCGCGATACTTTTGCCCGTCGCCGTCGGCTTCCGGAGTATTGCCCAGACGCAGCGCCAGCGTGCCGGTGTCGTATTTGCTCAGGTACTGGTTATTGCCCAGTTCGCGCACGTAACGCAATTGGCCGGACTCGTGACCGACCTGTGCCAGAAAAGCCGCGATACGTTTTGGCGTATCGATGCGATGCCCGGCCATCGCGGTGTTGAGCGGCGAAACAAAAACGCCCGCTTGGGAGCGGGCGTTGGGCATGATGTCGGTAAGGTGTTTTTCAGTTAATTGCATGATGCTTGATCCTCCCTGGATGTTGTCCCGATTGAATCACGGCTGGCGGTTGATGGTTGCCAGCCATTTATTTGCCAGAGTTTTCAGGGTGCCGGTCGCACCAGTTTCCGCGAGTCCCCCATCCGCCGGTAGCACCTGCCCGCCCGAGAGCTGCCACTGCTGGAACTCTAGCCAGTCGCGATTATTGGAGTCCTGTGGAATAAATGCACAATCAGACAGGCGCAACACGCCGCAAGCACTTAGTTGATAAGCCATGAGTGTCGCTCCTAGATTTCAGCGTCCGCTGTCCATTCCAGTTGCAAAGTCTGCCCCGGTGCGCTGCCGACTGGCGTGACAGTAGCAAAAGAAATACTACGATCCGTTACGCCTTGAAGTAGCGTGCCGGTGCAAGCTTTGCTGATCGTTTGATTCCAGACCTGGTTACTGCTGTCCGCCGGGCTATAGGCAGTGACTGTAGGTTGAACCCTTTTCTGAACCAGAAAGCCGATCGTCATCCCGTATTGGCCGGTATTTCCTGCCGGAACCTGAGTAAACGTCGAGATACAGGTATTGGTGCCATTATTGGCTTTGACCGGCAACCCGGAAGCAAATGACTTTTCATAATAGCGCTGACATAACGCCAGCTCCTGCGCTAAGGGACGAAGTTCAAAGGGCGTGGATACAGGCCCCTCCTCCAATTGGACCTGTGTCAGATCGACCGTTTGCAGCACGTTGAGAGGTAGATCGAACGCCAATGTCAGACAGTCGCCGCTGCCTTGCATTTTCCCCGCAATGGCAGGCACCTGGAACGTTGCGGTGTAGCGCGTCCACACTGTGTTCAGTTGAAACGTATCAATCAATTTCCCAACGGCTGCCGATCCACCCACCCCGAATTGCTGCGCAATTGTTATTTGCAAAGGCCGTACGGCATCGGATCGAGCCCAAAACGTCAGCGTTGCGGTTTTTCCGGCGAGCGTTCTGACCGACTCGATATTCTGGGAAATTTTGTGAACGGTAGCTCCCGCCCCTGCGGACGTTTGCTGCCAGCGCAGGAAACAGGCCGGCTCATCAGAGACCTCGCCTTGCCCGAGAGCAAAATTTTGCCGTGTGATGCTCACTCCGGCGTTTCCGTTCCAGTCACAACGGAAACGATCAGCCACGTACCCGCCGACATTTGGCGCCTGATTGCTCGCACCACGCTGCCAGATTCGGAAATCGCCATTGATCAACAGATTCTTGCGATAGACCTGCACCGGAAACGCTTGCAGCGGATCAGGTCTGGACAACTGTCGAATGGCCTGGGCCAACTGATCAGTCTGCTGTTCGTCCGGACTCAACCCCGCTGCGGTAATTGCGCTGAGTATTTCCTGCGTGACACTGTTGCCCCAGCTCGCTGGAATCAGCGAGCCGGGTGTACCGGCGATCGCGTCCTCGTCAACGAACTTGCCGTTGACCAGGCCAGAGCCGGGGACGCTTTTTGGGTAATCCACGTGAGTATTCCTTGAAGATTTTTTGTGCGCTGCGCTTTTTCAGCCCGTAACTCAGCTGTTTGCGAGCATCGCTATTTCAAGCCAATCGGGTTCCAGCGGACGCGAGCGACTCTGCGGAAACTCCGGATCATCAGGCCAGTCGCGCAACGCTTGTCGATAAGCCAAAAGTTGTCTGTATTCCTCGGTACGCAGTGTCGTGCCCCCACCCGTTTCCAACTCTTCCATATCGCGAATCACCAACCACTGAGTCAGCTGCAACTGGTTGTCCCGCCACACACGTTCAAGGGAGGCGGCAGTTTGCTCGGCCAGCAGGATTCGTTCCGGGCGTCCGTCTTTATCGAGAGAAAGAACGGTTCCCTTGGGTGCATTTGATATCAGCGCGCAATACTCGCCTTCGCTTAATTCATAAGCGTCTGCCGGTATGTTCAGGCCATGCAGTTGCGAATGATAAAAGCCGCTGGTTTGCGGAGAAAAACAATACATATTCAATACCCCACGCCGATGATCCGCGCGGAAATCGAAACATTAGCGTAATCAGGGCAACGCACATTGATGCCCACTTGTCGACTTACCGAGGACACCGCATTCCAGGTGAGAAATGTCGCCGTTGAAGTCCCCTCATGGGTTGCAACCGCAAGGAACAATGCATTGGGAAATGCCAACGGCCACAAATTGAGTTCACCGTTGTTATTGTTAGCGGTCTGACTGGCACTTCCGTTGATCCATTGGATGATCAGACCGCCCATCCAGGACGGAAATACCAGGTACCCAGAGGGACCGAGTCTCACCATGAACCCGAGTCGGAGTTTCCTGGGAGTGACCATGACCGAATCACTGGCGCCAGCATTGACCTCCGCTTGAGAAGCGACTCTTGCTGCCCCGGTTATCGTCTCGGTTGCTTGCAAAACTTTTTTGCCAATGGCTTGGAAGACTCGCAACGGAGTCATCAGTTTTGTCGAATTCGAACCCGACTCCGCGTCTTCCTGAGTAGCCAGGCTTTCGTTTTGTCTCTTCTGAATCAACGCGTTGATCGCTGATCGAAGCTGCGTGTTATCGCCTTCGTCCGCTGCTGCGCCTGAACTTTTGATAACTTCAAGAATTTCCTGCGTCACGCTGTTACCCCAACTTGCAGGAATCAGCGAACCGGGCGTGCCTGTGACGGGGTCTTCATCGACGAATCTGCCATTCACCAAACCGACACTTGCCACACTTTTTGGGTAATCCATTTTTCATCTCCTTGTTTGAACTTACGTCCCGCCCCATCAGCCATTAACGTCTGTTAGCCAAAGCGGCGTCTTCGGCCTGGATTGCACTGCCGGGAAAGCTGGTGAATCAGGCCAGTCGCGCAACGCTTGGCGATATTCGAGCAGCTCCAGATATTGCGTGGCCTGAAGATAGGTGCCCCGCCCGAGCACCTGCTCGTCACGATGGCGCGTAACCAGCCATTCGGTCGCTGCCAGCGCGGCCTGGCGCCAATCGCGTGCGGGTGTGGGTGTGGGCGATGTCGGTTCTGCACTGATAGAGGCTTTGAGAACCACCGAGTCTTGCGGTGTCGCCAATAGTTCCTCCGTGACCGGAAACGCACGGAGCGGCTGGCCGATTTCGATCTTCTGGCCATCAGCCACCAGAACCATCGACTCCACAAAGGATGGTGCAAACAACTGGCTGATGACGTACTCACCGGTATCGATCCGTTCGACGACCACGCCATTTTCGACCCGAGCATAAATAGCCATTATTCGTACTCCCAGATTTCACAGAAGGCGTTGCCGCCGGCGCCACTGAGTACGGCAGCCGAAGCGTTGGTCGAACAGGAGCCGCTGCCGCCGGAACCGCGTCCGCCGGTGATGCCAATCCCGTTGACCCCCACTCGGGTACCACCGCCGTCATACGGGCTGGCACCGCCCGCACCCGAGAGGACGCCCCAGTTGGCGTTGTACATCGCGTATTCACCGGGTATGCCCCGAGCATTGGCAAGATTGCCGCCTGTGACGGCTTGTCCTCCAGCGCCGCCCTGAACGAAACCGACTGCTGTGGCAGTTACCGCGACGGAGAGAACCTGCCCGCCTCCACCGCCCGCAGCGCTCATATAGGTACCGAACGAAGCACCTCCGCCGGCCAGCCCCATTACGTTACTCGCGGCACCGCCGCCACCCAGCGTCACGGGCACGCCTGCAAGTATTTCCGGAGTTACGTCATACAGGCTTTGTGCGAAGGCTCCGGAGCCTCCGCCGCCGCCAATGCCCTGATAGCCGGCGGCGACGGGCGAACACCCACCACCGCTCCCCCCCGCACCGACCAGCCGCACATGGATCCGTCTGGCTTTGGGATTTGGCTTGTAAAGCGTAATCCCGACCTTCTCGAACTGCCTGACCGCCAGCAGCCGCCCCACCGCATCAGTGATGCCGTATCCAGCCAATGTCGTCGGGGTATTTTTCAGTTTGGTGAAATCAACCAGTGCACCGATCGCACTGGCGAGTTGATCCGTTTTGGCCTCATCGGGTGTCAACCCGGCCGCCTTGATCACGTTGAGAATCTCTTGTGTAACGCTGTTGCCCCACGCAGCGGGAATCAACGAACCCGGCGTTCCAGCGACGGGGTTTTCATCAACAAAGCCACCGTTGACCAGTCCCACCCCGGGGATACTTTTCGGATAATCCATTTGTCCGGCTCCTGGTTATGCAATCACGGCTACCGTGGCACCAGGCACCACCGGCCAGGTGACCACGTGGGGAAAACCGCTTTGCTTTTCGATGCGGTTCAGCTCGACGCTGTAGAGTTTCCACTCGATCAGCAGCAATTGTTCGTCGTGGCTGGCGTCGCCGATGTCTTCGGCGTATTGCAGGGGCGCGATGCGCAGAACAGCGTCGCGCAGCAACCCGTCGCGTGTTGCCAGGATCCGCTCCCTTGCATCCGCCAGGCGGGTCTGCTCATCAGGCTGCCAGGCGTTGTCGCGCCAAACATGAAAATCTCCGGGCCACGGCTCTGCCGTCAGAGCGTCAGGTAGCTCGCCCAGCTCGGTCCAGACCTGCTGAGCACCACCATCCTTGCGGTAGACCAAACCGCGGCGGTCAACTACTTCACGCGGTATGCCATTGATCAACGCCCAGCTGCGACCGGCTTCCGGTTCAGGCAACTCGTACGTCAGCTCAACCGCGTTGGCCGGAAGCTGAATGCCTATTCCAGGCGTGAGGGGAAACTCGACCGGCCCGGACAGGGCACCCGAGCCATCAAATAGATAATTGAACATATGCGCCTCAGATGAGTTTGATGCGACCGGGATAGGCGATGTTGCGGGGGCGGGACTTGAACGTGTAAAGCAGCGTGGCGCCGGGATCCATTTGATAGTTGGTTCCGGCCGGGAAGGTGGGGCCGCCATTAACGAGCCCGGAAACGTGTTGAGCTTCTTCACGGGTGTCGGCGCCGAAGCCGATCAGGCTGTCCGACCAG